TATTGCCACCAATCACAATAGTTTTAGTGGCGTTTTCTTGTGCCGTGAGCAAGTGTCCATACCCCACAGTGGGCAGACCTTTGGGATCGGGATAAACGCTGTATTTGAGTGACTCACAATCCTTGACAAACCTCACCAAGTTGGCAGATACATTGTAGCTGCCAGCTGATGCAAGACCAGTCGCTTCGCCTGCATATTTGTAGATTGGCTGTCCTTTGTCGTCATATCCCTCGCCGGTGTATCTGCCATACTGCATTCCTGCTTTGGGGCTGCCAATGATATCAAGAGGTTTTGACTGTCCGGGAATAATCTGTCCCGAAAGCAATGCTGGTGTGCCCGTTGATTGATCCACGTTGCCGTTTAATCCAAATACTCGCGCGTCGTGTCCGGTATATGGCTCGTGGTAGGGCAGTCTGGGCATAATGGTGGTGGCTAGGATATATCTAAATTCACCATCTGTTATGATTTCCATGTCTTTTTGCTGTAGTGTGACTGGGGTAGTTGCTGGTATGGCGACCTTGGGCACAGGCGCTTGTGGACCATTTACATCAACACGTGGAGAAGTAAGAACAAAGTTCCCTGTACTGAGAACCCCAAAATCTCCGCCGCTTGCATCGTGAATATACCCTCCTGCACGTCTGTCCCAGCTGCCAAAGGCAGTATCGAACATGTTTGCACCACTACTGCGATGTAAATCCTTTTGGCTGCTGATATACATATTTTTCTGGCTGGCGATATGAAACTCCTGGGCTGCCTGCATTTTGATCGCGCCGCCGCCCGAGCTTGTTGTTGTGTCAGGTGTTGGTGTTAGTTGAATGCTGGTGTTTACTCCACTTACGGTGTAGCTAATAAGATTGTAGGCAGTGTCTACATTTCTACGAAACTCCACAATCAACCCTTCATTGAAAACCACAGTGGAAGTGGTTATTTTTCCTGATGCGCTGCTTTGCCATTGCCCTGTATAGGTATATGTGGACTTTCCCAGAATGGCTGCTGTGACATCAGTGGGGTCCAGTAAGATGGTAATGTCGGGAATGGGACCGTTGGCTTCGTCACATGCTTTCATATAAATGCTGCGACCAGCTTCCATGTTGATATCCAGATCGGCTCGCAGGTTCAAGCTGCCGTTTGATCTGATGCTTATGTCTGCTTGTGCATAAATGTCAATTTCACCGCCGGCACTGAGTTCAACCCAGTTCTTTCCATCCACACTGTTCATGTAGATGCTTCCGGTGTTGTCGTTTATCAACACCTGCGCGCCGTTTACTGTGCGGAATCTTATGTAGGCGTTGCTGGGGTTGTCATCAAAGACTATTTGGCTGCCCCCGGGAGTCAAGAATCCATACGCACTGTTTATAGGATCATTTCTGCGAGCACTTGCACTGGTTATTCCTCTCACAGTGTCGGTGTTTAATCCTTGTTTTATTAACTGATCTCGTAGAGGTGCAAATTCTGGCCGTTTACTCTGATCTGGATCACCGCTGACAGTGTTTCGTTTGTTGTATTCCACAACAGGTATATCTGACACGCCGTGGTCACCGCTTATTCCCGGCACCATGTTGTTCATATTATGTTGGTAAAGGCAGCCCATCCAAATACCGTTACTGCTGTCGCCATTTACAAAGGCAACTATTACTTCATTGTCGAGGTCCGGTGGCACAAACCACATGCCATAGCTTCTCTGGCTGTCTTTGTAGCTGTTGCTATTGGGTTTGTTGTCATAAACACTTGTAGCCCCGGCAAACGGACTACAGTATCTCACAGTGAACCAAGTGGACCTATCCTGACCGTTTCCACCACTTAGCTCGGGTATCCACACCATGAGGCGACCCATGCGGGCATCATCGTTAACCTCTCTCACAAATCCAATATAAATCTTGTCAAGAGTCTGTGAACGACCCAGCGGCTTCTGACTATACCAGTTTGGTGTTGTGGTGTCACGTCTTAGTTCGGTCATGTTTAATCCCTAATATTGTGAGAAGCCTGGAGTTGAGACAATTCCTGTTATACCCTGAAATCCCTGTCCAGGCACGTATGAATTCGCACTAATGTCGACAGGCTTTGGTATTTCAACAACCGGTTTGGAAGGTGGTTTCGAAGCAGGGGGTGGTGCAACCTTATTTGAGGCATTCTGCGACATGACATCTTTTACACTTTTGAGTATTTGTGTAAATGCACCATTGCTAAAAATATTTGAGACTTCTAATATTTGATAAAATCCCGATACTATCTGACTTCCATTTGAAAACGTCATAAATCCAGTGTCCTCGTTGGGAATTTCACCGGATCTATAGTTAAGGTAAAATAAGTGGTCGCCACCATAGTAATCTGCATATGTTTTTGGATCAGCATTGGCAGTTGATTTAACCAGCTGAGATATTAATGTGTTTTGCTGTATGTTATCGTATCCCATCCACCAGGGATCGCCGCGTATCTCCAGGCTGATGTTCTGATATTCCTTGTTGAAACTATCAAAGTTTCCCTGAAAAGCACCCCAAAGCGTTCTGCTTGTGGGCAAGTTTTCCCCTGACGGTGCTGCCTGCTGCTTTTCACTTGCACTTGCTTGATTAGCCAACGCAGGGTTGGCTTCGGCCATGGGCTTTACCACTATGGGAAAATTAGACGTCATGGGAAGAATTGTTTGATCCTCCGCGTAAATCGCACCTTTGGCTTGGAACGTACTGCGTAAAGCCAGACGCCCGTTCACAATGTTAGCCGCAAGTGGATTGTTGCGCTGCATGGCCATTGTGGGATCATTTATGTTTACAATAAAGTCACTTCTCAATTGAGCAGCTTCCGTTTGCGCGGCGGCCAATTGTGCATCTGTGGTACTTATCTGCGATTGCAAAAGTGACGATTTATCTTGCAGGTATTTCTCTGTTGCAGTGTAATTAGGAATTGTGCCACCTGCACTTAGTGCAGATATTATATTTGCCGGTGTAGAATCATTTTTCCATGTGTCTAACTGTGTTTGTTGTTGCTTTTTCAGTGCTTTTAGATCATTCAATCGTGCCAGGGAACTGGACAAAAGATTTTGGTGATCCACCCAGGCACTCTGATTTGTTCCCGCAAGCGCACCTTGTGTTTGATTGCTGTAATGATTGTTGCCATCATAAGGAGGCACAGCGATGGCCCAGAAATTGTTAATTTTGAGGTCAAATTTCAATATGTCAAGATTTTGCCCTGTAAAGATCCAGTTATATTTGCGATTGATTCTCTTTTGTCTCAACAAATATAGCAGTTTATTTTGCTGAACATCAGCCTGCTCGGCATGTCGTATCTTGTCAATATCAGTGCGCACGCGAGTTTCTTCATAGGGCACCAAAGTATATGTGATTTTTTTAATGTAATCCCCTGTCAAAAGATCAAAATCAGTATAATCTACTTGGCTGTGTATCTTGATGTTCCTTAATAGCCCGTGTTCTTGAAAATTCGACGCTGTTCCCGAATCGGATGTTCCCATGCTCCAATTTTGCACGTCTTGACTTTTACTCAATGCATATAATATCGCGTTACCGACGTCTGTGCCTGGAGGCATAGTAATAGTTTGGCTGTTGGAACCATCCTTGGACTTGTTAAATGGATTATTTCTTGCATCGTTTTCTAATAGTTTATTTGTGTCCAAGACCCACGACTGTAGCTCTTTGGGAACAACAAACTGGTATTCCACCAAGTTTTTGGCGCCGGGATCTTTGCTGCTTTCCAATCTGTTGAGGCTTTGCTGCAAGCCGTTGAAAAACCCAGCAACTGTAGTGCAGGATACTGCAATCGTAGCAGCCTGCATGCTGGCCTCATTGGTAAATCCGTATGTGCCGTCACATATGCCTTTTATGTCGTATTGACTTCCTTGCTCGCTTCCAGTCAAACTCATGCTCGTAATCACGACTCTAAATACTTTATGGTGCAAGCCGTTTTCCACAACGTTTCCGTTTTCGTCATATCCACAAAACCAAAGTTGCACGAAATATTTGGCCCGTTGCCAATTCAACATGCCGTATTCCTGTGCAGCACTGTTGATGCGATCTGGCAAGCTCAACCCATATGGTTCAGTTATGGTCATGCTCCAAGTTATCTGTGGCATGTTTCTAGCTTCACGAGTAGTGCCCACAAGATTGTTAAATCTTAGCTCTCGGATATTGAACCCCGCAGTGACTCCGCTTTCGGCAATAACAACCTTGGGGATAGCATCGATAGATGCTTTGATGTTGCTTTGAGCCAATCCAGTGCCGATTTGATCGACCAGATCTGAACTGGTCAGCCAAAACCGTATATGG